TGCATCAATTAATTCTTTGTTTTTAAGATCTGCAATCTCTGCTTTTTTATCTGCATGCAGCTCTTGACCGCAGGTATAACAGGTGGCATCATCAAGTTCTGTAATGTCTTTAAGCAATTTTTCAACACTCTTGTCAGCACGTACTAGTGCAGGTTCGAGTGTGCTTAACTCCTTCATCAAAGAGGTTATTAGGTTGTTATGGTCGTTCCAGTTAGCTAGATTTTCATGTTTTTCGAGCTCTGCATCAATGTCCAACCTTTCTAATTCGGTTATAGCTGCTTGAAACTTTTGAATGTCTTGTCTTTTCTTTGCGTTCCATGCACTTCTTCGGCTTTTCAACGTGCTGATACTTTGCCCGATCTTCTCGTTGCTTGTCTGAATAGCATTGATTCTAAGTGTCTCTTCGGTAATCGACTCTTTTGTCTTCTTTACTTGTTCTCTAAGAGCCTCGGCTTTCTCTGAAAGCAACGTAATACCTAGAAGCTGTTCAATAATTTCTCTTTGGTCATTGGTTCTCATGCTAAGGAATGGTTCAGAATAAGTATTCAATGCCACAATGTGCTTGAACATGTTATGGCTCATTCCTAATAGTCCGCTAATTTCCTTTTGCGTTTCTCTACTATCGCCCTGGCTTTCATTGGTGTCTTCGGTCACTTTTTCAACATCATTAATATAAAATTTAAGTACATTCGGTGATCTACCACGCTCAATGCGGTACTCGGTACCATTCTTTTCAAAATTTAAGGTAACCAGCATACCTTTGTGGTTGGTTTTGTTGATTAGGTTGTTTCTTTTGATGTTTGTAAGTGCAGTACCATACATAGCATATGAAAGTGCATTGATAATGGTAGTTTTACCAGTACCGTTGCGTGATCCACTATCGTCGCCACCTTGGTCTAGGTTCTCACCTAGCACTAGTGTTAGCCGTTCATGGTTAAAGTCCACTGCTTGGGTGACGTTACCGACACTCATGAAGTTTTTTACTGTTAAATCTTTGATTTTAATCATTTTTATTTTCTTGCTGCATAAATTTTGCTAATTTTTTAATTTTAATGGGTTTCTGCTCAGTAACAACGTTTGTATCAATCAAGGTAACATCCATGCACTTATCAACCACTGCTAAAAGATCGCCTACTTCAATTGATAATCGTTGTGTATTATCATGCGGTTGTCCTAGTTGAATTTCGTCAACTCCAAACCGTAAAATCTTGGTTGCACGTTGTTGTACTTCAGCACATTCTTCAATAAGAATAGTTAGTAGCTCGGCTTCAAATGCAGTTGGCATCCGTCCCGGCGTTACAAATTTGTCAGTATTAATTTTAATCATCTACTAATTCCAATTGCACAACAAACATTACTATTTGCCACGCATGCTTTCCATTGCGATCTAATCGTTCTAAATCGTTCTTGATAATTTGTATCTGTGTTAAAGGCAGATATCCCCGTTCTTCAATCTGCTCGTTAATTTGCACCATTGCATTGCTCGCGCCGTCTCGGCCGGGCCATGTAGCATTGTATTTCAAAATAAATGCATCTAATTCATCTTGATTCTTAATTTTAATCATAGTTCGCTATAAATGTCCAAAAGAACCTTTTTGTCAAAGGATTCACTATCAATTGCTAGGATTTCGTTACTAACAATTTGGTCAACACTCTCAAACTGATCAATATCTAGTTGAGAATCGATCTCTTCGAGGTGCTTTTGTGGAATTAATGTAATCTCTCGACATTGGTATTCCTTCATAAAGGTTTCTTTAATGAATGTAGCTTCTTCGTAGCTAATAGGAATATCAAGTGTTACTCTTAGATACATGCTGTCCTTAATTAGTTCATCTTTTTCGTCAATCAGCCGACTAAGCTTTACTGTTCGATATTTCGGGCATTGCTCCCAGTTGATGTATTCTGGTTCGGCGTTATTTTCTCGATCAAGTATCATCATACCGCGATCGTCATCCCATGCATCGGCATAATTGTGCGGAAATGCATTACCGATGTAATGAATTTTACCTTGTTTTTGTCTTTTGTGGAAATGTCCGCTAAACACATACTCTTGATTTTTAAAATGTTCTGATCTTAATTCTCCGTGGTCTGGCATTTGTACCATTGCATTCATATAGAAGCTTGGAAGTTCAAAATGTCCAAACAAATACTTTGCTTTGATTTTAGTGATGTTTTTCCATTCATCACCTACCAGCCACGGAACAAGAGCCACATCTTCTTCTTCATAAACATCGTTGATTACTGTAATACCAGGTATGTGTTTTGCAAATTCTGTTGATTTAACATCACGTTTGTCCTTATAATAGAGGTCATGATTTCCAGCAAACATGTAAAATTTATCAAACGCTTTTCCTAACTTCTCTAAACTGCGCAATCCGCTATCTAGTGTGGTAAGATTAATACTGTTTCGATTATGATTCCAATCTCCACAAAAGATACCAGTTTCGCAACCTTTAGCTTTTGCAGTTTCTATGAACCAATCAATAAATTCTTCGCAATCGGTATTATGAACTCTAGAATTACCCTTCATTCCATAATGTATGTCGGTAAAGACCGCTGCTTTTTTGAACAAAATTGTACTCCATAATTTATATTATAATAAAGCATTAACTATCAAAAGTCAAGTTTATTTTTTGTGTTTCTCGTTAAATCTCTGAAGACCGACTTCGAACTCACCTTCGGCTTGACGAGTATATGATGGATTTAGGTCGTTCATTTCAAGAATGTCATCTCTTACACGTTGATTGCGCTTTTCTATGTTAATAACTCGAACAAATGAGTTTGTAACTGCGGCAGTGTAGTATGCAAAGGGATTTTGACTCTTTGATTCGTCGAACTGCAACCCGATCTGTGCCAATTGCAATATTGCCTGGCCCTTCATTTCGTCATTGTAGGTATAGCCTCTAACATTGCCGCGTGTTGCGTAACGATCACATAACTTCATCCACATCATTGCAAGCTTGTTGGTTGCACGACCATGGTCCTTGGAAAAGTAACCATTTTCCATACCACCCTGCCAGTGACTCTTTCCTACACATATGATTTCGTCATCGTCATTAAACTTAAAATGCTGGTATGATGGAAAATTGAGTTTAGTCTTTGTGTCGGCGATTGTTTTAGGATTTTTCTTACGACCCGGTTCTTCTGGGATATGATCAAAAGTCATAATTCGAAAGATTAAGTCTGTTTTTTTAATTTGTTTATAATCATATTCGCAATCGGCTTGCTTAACCTTTTCACCAGCAGCTTTTCTCTGTTCGTAACTACCATTGCTAATCTTTTTAGCTCTGTTGCGCTTTGCTTCTGCAATGGTTCTGATATTGATCTTGCTAGTTGTTAGTAAAATGATGTCGTAGTCTGCATGTTCGGGTGCAACAAAACTTGAGTATGTACCCTTTGATTTGTGAATTTCTAATAACATGTCCTTGTTGTTTAAGTAGTTTACTCTTTTGGCCATTATTTCTCCGTTTCAATTACTATAATAATATACATAGTTAATTTTGTCAACTAAATACTATAGGAGTAAAGTAAATGGCAATAGATGGAGTTAATCAATTCTTACAAACAGTGACTAGCACTGCTAATCAGGCAAACCGTGTAGTCGGCGCCGGTCAGAACGTGTTAAATGCATTTGGCGGACTTGGAAGTGCTCTTGGCATCTCAAGTCTTGCTAGATTAGGAGGTCTGCCAGTCGGCGCCGAAGAGACTTACGAGAATTACACCCCAGTTAGTTGGAGCGTGGGATCAGAATCTTTGGGCAATGACTGGAGGGTACGAATTCACCTTCCGACCAATGTTAGCACGTTTATGAACTCTCCAATTTTACAACCTTTATATGAATCAAATAACAGCATGGTGTTTCCTACAACTCCTCAGATACTTGTAACCCACACTGCTAACTATAATAATTTACAACCTACTCATACTAATTATGCCTTTCCGATATACGAAAGTAGCAGTGTTGAAGACATTACAATCACCGCCGAGTTCCCGGTTGAAAACGAAGTTGACGGAAGATATTGGATATCAGCAGTACACTTTATGAGAAGCGTAACAAAGATGTTTTATGGAAATAGTAGTTACCAAGGTGCACCACCACCGCTTGTAAAACTTAGCGGTTATGGCGATTTTGTTTTCAACAAGATGCCGTGTGTTGTTAAAATGTTTACACTTGATTTGCCCGACAGCGTAGATTACATACAAGTTCCGATTTCAGACAGTTTAGATTTAAGTCAAACACCGGAACTATCAAGAGTTAACGTTCCGGGCGGTTATACATATGTTCCGACACTAAGCCGCTTGAATATTACAGTGTCGCCTGCTTACAGTAGAGACACTGTACGGAAATTTAGCCTTGATACGTATGTCCAGGGTGGCTACATCGGCGGCGGACAAGGAATAGTATAATGGCAGCAAGATATAATAAATCAAGTCCATGGGGATCGACAAAAGTTAACAAAGGCGGCTATTTGGACTTTTGGCAAAAGAGATTTATACCTGCAGATCCATCGGATATTTTATACGAAATTAAACCACAGTATACATACAGACCCGATCTTCTTGCATTTGACTTATACGGCACCCCGAAACTATGGTGGGTGTTTACCGAACGCAACATCGAAGTATTAAAAGATCCAATTTTTGATTTTGTACCAGGAACACAGATCTTTTTGCCAAAAAGGTCAACACTATCAACTTTATTAGGAGTCTAACGTGGCATTACTAAAGAATCCGTTGAATGAATTTGCAACGCACAATTATTCATGGGCCTTGAGCGCATTATATCCTGGCGAAGTTAATCAACCAGAAGAATATATCGGAACACTTGGAAAACTTTTAGTTGCGCGAGGAGGAGGTGTTGGAAATGCTAAAGGAACAACAACAGAAGCAGAAGACCAAGTTGATTCAAACGCTGAATTCTTCATTGACGATGTAAGAATATCAACAACAGTTACTCCAAACGAAGCCGCGCCGCTTTCAAACTTTGCCACTATGGATTTTAAAGTAACTGAACCATACAGTCTTGGATTATTTTTACAAACACTTGCCCTCGCTGCCGGCAAAGCAGGATTTTCTAATTATACACAAGCACCATTTCTTATGTCTGTAAGTTTCAAAGGGTTTAAAGATGACGGTACTTACGAAGAAGTTTCTAGAAAGCAATTTGTTATACAAATTGCAACTGTAACATTTACTGCCGATGGTAGTGGATGTGTGTACGATATGAAAGCTACTTATTGGTCTCAACGAGGCCTATCTTCAGCATACCAAGCACTTAAACATGATATTAGCATTTCCGGAGATACAGTTGGAGAAGTTCTAAGCTTTGGAGAAAACAGCCTTGCAACTGCATTAAATAGACAAGAAATCTTACAAGAATCTAATAATTTTAAAATAGTTAGAGATGAATTCCAGATAACCTTTCCGTTTGACATTTCGCCCGATGCTGATATTAATGGCGGCAATGGATTATTTGGCAGCGCATTGCGATCTATACAAAGCAGCTTAGACAGAGTAAATAATACTATTGAAGCAATCGGATCAGTTGGAACTTCGTTAGGCAACTTCGGCGGCGTATTAAGTGATATTGGCAGGGTTGGCATCGGCAACGGGTTAAACGCCGATAACTTCAGTACTCCTGGAGTAGGTGTGAATTCTACATTAGAAACAATCGGTAATGCAATTACTGATCTTGCAACATCTATTTCTACATCGGGCGTAAATCAGATTAGTAACGAAATTGGATCAAGTCCAATTATTGATAGTTTTAACGAATCAGGAGACGTGCCATTTGCAGACGAAAATTTAACTTGGAATCCAGACGAAGGAGTTTACCGTCGCGATGGAATGTCTATTGATCCAGCTAGTAGAACTTTTCACTTTCCTGTCGGATCAACAATTGAACAAATTATTGAAACAGTGGTTCTAACATCAAAATGGGGCCAGCAGTTTTTAACCAGACCGGTTGACCAAACAGGAATGCGTCCATGGTTTAGAATTAAGCCTAAACTATATATTTTGTCTCTTGCTGAAATGTCATCAGCAGGTCGTCCAGCGTACAGGTTTATCTATCAAGTATATCCTTATTTTATACATCAGTCAACAGTCTCATTGCCATCAGTTAATAATGACGTAAAATATCTTATAGACGATACAGCAAAAGCATATGATTACATCTATACTGGAAAGAATAGAGATATTATTAACTTTGAAATGGAATTTCATACTTCGTATTTTATGGGTGCAGCAACCGATGCAAACCAGTCAACTCCTGAAGAATGGAGATCGCTTGGCGGTACAGCGTTTGCCGAACCAGATAGGCCGGCCGTTGCTACTCCTACATCCGGCAGTTCTGAATTGCAGCAAACGCTAGGAACATTACGATCAACAATCGAACGAGTTACTTCACTTTACAAATCAGCTGGCGGCACGTTTATTGATAATGACAGAACAAGAATAGCACAAACATTTAGAAACTTAATTCTAAACAACCAGGCAGACTTGAACAAGGTAGAATTAACAATTTGGGGCGACCCGTATTACATTAATAATAGTGAATCTGGCAATTATGCAGCATTGCCATTGAATCCTAACATCAATGCAGATCTTGAAGCAGATTATTTAAGAGGCGAACTTCACATATTATTAAAGTTTAGTACTCCTGCTGATTGGAATAATGATTTAATGTTGCCAGATCCAGCTGATCAATTTACCGGAGTATATAAGGTTCATGCAATTGAACACGTTTTTAGTAGCGGAAAGTTTACACAAACATTAATTACTAACCGAGTTCAGAATCAAAAACCTAGTGATATCGATAAACTAAAAAGAATAGTTGACGCATTCTTTAATACCCTTGGTGCTCTTTCAAATTTTGCATCAGTAGTAGGAGCAGACGACGTAGCCTCTGGTATTGATAACTTTATGCAAGAGATTGGCCCAACAGCAGACCAGTTTCTTGGTTTAGCACAAATTGGATCAAATATACAAGATATTGTTACTGGCGATTACCAAACACTTGGAGATAAATTAGTCGGTATTGAAAGCTTCTTCTCTCAAGTTCAGCAACTTGAAACTCAGTATAGAAGTACGATCCAATCTCTAGGAAATGTTGATTTTAATGATCAAACAATACCGACTCGTGATTTTGGACCACCCCGCTCCGGCCCAGACGACGGCACTAGAGGATAATAAAGGAAACAACAAATAAATGTCAAGACAAGAACATACAAGACCGATAAATTCTGCATTACCAACCGGTAATCCTGGCCCTTACTTGGCACGAGTGTTAAGTCATCTCGACAACAAATTTATGGGTTCTTTGAAAGTCCAACTTCTTAGAGTTAACGACTCTGGAACACATGATCTTACTGACCGAACAATGACTGCACATTATGCATCGCCTTTTTATGGTTCAACAAGTCACCGTTCATTAGGTAATACTGACGACTATCAAAACACACAGCAATCATACGGTATGTGGTTTGTTCCTCCTGATCCGGACACAACTGTTCTTGTAACAATGGTAGAAGGCAGAGCTGATATTTGTTTTTGGTTTGCTTGTGTACCTGATGACTACATGAACTTTATGATTCCGGACGGTCGCGCCTCTACGGTGTTAACATCAGAAGGCAGCGGAGGCCAAGACGGCCGCAGACTTCCAGTTGGCGAGTATAATAAAAGAATTGTTAATCCACAAGGAAACAATCAACCTACAAGTTATCCAAAACCTGTAAATCAGGATTTTGTTGATAAGCTAGCAGAAGCAGGCTTGTTACAAGACGATCACAGAGGATTAACAAGCTCGAGTGCAAGACGAGAAATACCAAGCGCAGTGTTCGGCGTAAACACCCCTGGGCCTCTTGATAAGCGCCCAGGTTCACCGTCTGCACCAAGAGGCCCATCTGACGACTCTGCTAATGTGCCTCGTAGTCGTTTAGGCGGCCATAGCTTTGTAATGGATGACGGTGATGATAAGCTTTTAAGAAGAACAGCCGCTGGCGACGGCCCCCCGGAATATGTCTCAGTTGAAACAGACACTGGTAACATTCCAGAAGGTGCTGAAACAAGACCAGCAAATGAATTATTTAGAATACGAACAAGAACTGGTCATCAAATATTACTTCACAATACCGAAGATTTAATTTACATTTCAAATTCTAGAGGAACAGCCTGGATCGAACTTACTTCAAACGGTAAGATTGACATTTATGCACAAGATAGCATTAGTATGCACACTGAAAAAGACTTCAATGTTACTGCTGATGGAAACATGAATTTAACAGCTGGAAAAAGTATTAATTTAAATGCAACAGATTCTATTAGACAAACTGCTGGAGCAAATATTGATCTAACATCAGTAGGATATACATCATTAAATGCAGCAGATTCTTTGAGCTTGCAATCTGGCCAATTTACATCTGTAAATGCCGGCACAAATTTAAACTTAGCAAGTGCAGGCGGCGATACCGTGGTTGTTACAGCCGGCACTTTTAGCAGCGAATCTGGTGCAGCAACAACATTTAATGCAAACAATTTCCAAGTTGGCACAAATACAAACATCAATCTTTATGCAGGTGCTGCATTTAATGTACAAGCAACCGGCAGCGATTATCTTGTTAACGGTGTTATAAGAATAACCGGCGACGGTGGGTTAAATCTGCTATCTCCTCTTAACACGAAAATAAGTGGCGACAATGTCGAAATCAAGGCAGCCGGCGCACTTAGAAGACAAGCTGGAAATTCGGAAGAATTGGTATCAGGCGCAATACGCAGAACAGGCGCAACAATTGATGATAAATCTGATGTGCATAACCTCGGACCAATTGTGTCCATGGACGGAACGTTAGATGTAAAAACAATGGTCAGAACACCCGGTTTAGCAGTTGATAATGGTTCTATTGGTTTTCTTCGCACTAACAATTCTTCAAACGGTGCACCTAGCGCCTCTCCGTCTACAACAACACCAGCAGAAGCAGCACCGTCTGTTACTGCATTCTCTGCACAGAATTCTTCGCCACCGTCTCCTAAGCAGTACACAGGCGCAATACCACCGTCTCCTGCAAAGATAGCAGATAGAGTACCCGAGCACGAACCGTGGTTCCAACACGAAAACTTTAATCCACAGCTATACAGTTCTGGAGGGCAAAGTGATACTTTTGTTTCTGCACTTCCTGATACATTTTTAAACATCGGCCGAAATAAAGCCTCGACAGCAGGCACAGCTAACCAAGTACAAATGTCAACAAGATCTTACGGAGGAATTACTGACGAGGATGTTCGCGAAGAAACGTTTAATGCAAGATACGAAAACGGTGAGCAAATTCCAAACGAACCATATACCGAAGAAGCTATTGAAGTTATTGAATT